TCTCCTGGATAGTCTACAAAAACATTAATGCATTCCTTGTTTTCTTTTTGAATAATTGAATACCCTGCAAAAACTAAACCGCAGGCTACTACAATAGATAAAACTTTTTTCATACTACTCCTTTGTTAAGTTGTTTATTTTACAATATTTATGAAGAAATGTCTACTAGTTCGCAATTGCCATCTGAACTACAGGCAAGAGTAGCATTTGTAGATGTTCCGTCTTCTGTTTCATAGAAAGATAAATCTTCCCAACGAATACTCTCGGGCATCTTTGAAACTAAATCTTCGTATTCTTCTTTAGAAACTTCTTGGTATGGAGCCTGCTTGTATGAGTGGTCAGACATCGGTAAAAATGAAATTCCAGACACGTCGTCAAAATTTTTATATACCCAAGCTCCTACTTCCATCCACTCATCTTCTTTTACTGAAACTGTAATAGATGGCTTGTGCTCACACCATGCACGTTGGTAAACTAGCCAAATGTTTAAATGCTCAATAGCTGTCAAATCATTTCTAACTACAGCACCTTCTGGAGCTTTTATTGGAAATGAAAATACGTAAGTATCGTTTGGTTTCATAACATCATCTTCTACTGGAATTCCAACTTCTTTTAAAAATGTAGATATTGGATCTCCCTTTGAACCACGAACTGTGCGGATATAATATTGTGAATGCCATGCATGCATACCTGACGATACTCCAACTAATTGAGATACTGTACCAGAAGGTTTTACGCATGTGATTGCTGCCGATTCTGGAATTCCAATTTTCTCAGCCTCTAATTTATTTGTTTCTCTAGATTTTTCTCTAAGTAAATTTAAAAATGCTTCTAAAGATACTAGATCTTCTTTTCCAGACATAAACTTGTGTCCAAATTGACCAGTAAGAGAAACCCCAAGTAATCTTTCTTCTTCTGTGTTGTCTTTCCAAATTTTACGAAGATACTTAAAGTCTGTCAAGGTTGACTGCCATGTCCCAAGAATGGTGGCCAGTTCTACTTTTCTTTCAATATCTTTCTTTGTATCTTTTTCACGTAATACGACTTCTGAAAGATTACAAAACTGATAAGGACGTAAGATAATTTCTGAGCAAGGGTTAGTCCCGTAGTGTATATCTGGATCTCTTCTTCCATACTTGGCTGCTTGGGCTTGAGCTGCGGCCACATTGTATATGCCTCGCTCTCCTGACTTTGAGTCATATAAAGATTTCCATTCTGCAATAAATTGTTCCATCTCTGGTTTACGAGAATACGCAACAGAGTTATTTGAAAGAGCACGTTGTGCATTATGCTCCCACCAGTTACCAGTTTTTGCTTGTGCCATTTCAATATCATTGATATTAGAAAGAGAAATTAATGCAGACCTTCTAACTCCGCCAACTACTACAATTTCTCCAATCTTGCACATAATGTCATGAGCTTCAATTGGTTTAAATGATCTACCTGCTGCAGATTTAAATTTTGCAATTGTAAAATCAAATAGATTAACTAATGGTTGTGGTCCCGATGATCTTCCACCCATGGTCTTAAGTCTTGCACCTGCTGGACGAAGTTTACTTACATCTATTGCGGGAATCTGCCCAGACCAAAGAAGTGCAAGTAGTTCACGAAATGCTTTTGCCCAACCAGACTTAGAATCCTCAACAACAATTATTGTTGTAGATTTCTCAAAAGATTCTGGGATGGCTGGAAGCTTATTAATGTATTTATACTCAACAGAAAATCCTACTCCTGTGCCGCACATAAGGATATACATTGTTTCGTCAAATGATCTTGGTGAGTCTACTGGAATAAACGAACAGTTATAGCCAGCTACATGATCTCTATCTAAAGCAGCACCTGCTGTCATTACAGAACGCATTGACGGCATAACATCACGATTATAAACTGCTTCTTTTAATTCTTTTAATAAATCTTCATCTGGAGTGTATCCATTATTTTTTTTAATATAATTTAACATGTAATCAAAATATCTATCTACTGTTTCTCCCCAAGTTTCACGACGATTTTCTTCCGACATCCATCTTGCATATCTTGATAAAGCAATAAAATTTTCGTATGGGTTTGCAATAGTTTTTGACATTTTTGAATAACACCTTTTCTCCGCCTTGCGGTTGTATAATTTTAGTTGAAGTACTATTCTACCAAACTTTTATTTAAAGGGAAAGAGTTATTTAAATTTTTCTTCTAAATGAGCAAATGCATTCTTAGTCAACCTAATCCAATTATATTCTTCATGAATCTTAGTTGACTGAGCAAAGTAATAACCTGAGTAAGCTTTAAAGTTACTTATTGAATCTATCATCTTATCAATTAAATCTTCTTTAATTGGCTTATACATTTGGCCAGCATGTGGATCTCCAACTGCTTTTGGTAAAGTCTCATCTGTTAATGTAGAGTTTATTTTTAGTGGACCTAAATAGTTTTTATAATGAGCCCAGTCATAAGTAGATATAACTGGCATTCCAGTTGCTAAAGCTTGCAAAGGAATAAAACCAAATCCTTCTCCCCATGTAGGATAAACAAGAACGTGGTGCCTGTGATATAAATCTACTAACTGTTCTACAGAGTATTCTTCTTTTATAACTTTTATGTTACTATAAACATTATCTATTGGAACAAAATTATTTCCTTTGTCATAGACTCTTATTGTATGAGATCCGTGTGCTTTTATTGTTAGTTGATAATCTGGATTATTTGCAAATAGCTTTATAAAAACATCTACAACTAGCTGTCCGTCTTTTCTTGGAGATGGTTCTCCTATGTGTAAAAATTTAAATGGCTCACCTTCTTTTAAAACTCTTCTTAACGGTTTCCACTTTTCTTCTATCCCGTGAGGATAAACAAATATAGGTTTTGTAACCCCGTTATTTTTATAAACTTCTGCATTCCAATTAGAGGGAGCCCAAACTTCATTGCACAAATTAAATCTTTCAACCCAATCTGTCCTCATTAAAGTTGATTCCCATGGAGTGTATCCAATTTGATATTGACCTTTGTGTAATTTAAAATGATGAGGCTGTGTAAAATTTAATTGAATTGGGAAAAAAGGATTTGCAAATTTTACGGTATGTCCCAGTTCTTGCAAGGATGCGACTATATTTTGTCCAGCATATCCAAAGCCAACAGACGGATTGAGCCCCGCCTTGATCGTATAATAAGATATTTCCATATATTCTTTCTAGTTGACTAACTTGACAGCGACTTCCGCTTAATGCTACTATTATAGTTCGTTATCTCTAAAGGAGGAATGCCAATGGAGAAAATTAAAGAACGTTTGAGCGATGTTGCTCATAACTGGTCTTATATAGTGATGATAACATTATTTCTATTTACTGTCCAGCCTGGTCCGACATCAACTCAAGCTTTAACAACTTTACCTGCAAAGGTAATTAAAACCGAAAAACAACTAAAAAGAGAAATAATAGATAAGTTCAGCAATGAAACTTATAAGCATTCAGAAATGCTTGCAGCCTCAGATTTAAAAGATTTATTATGGGCTGTAGGATTTGAAGGAACTGCTTTAAAAACAGCTTGGGCTGTTGCTCGTGTAGAGTCTAACGGGAGACCAATGGCTTTAAACGATAACATCAAGACTGGAGATAAATCTTACGGAATTTTTCAGATTAACATGCTAGGGGAACTTGGCACTAATCGTAAAGAAAAATTTGAATTAGTTTCAAATAAGGAATTATTTGATCCAGTAACAAACGCAGAGATAACGTTCTATATGACCAAAGGCGGAAAAGATTGGTCAGCATGGTCTACCTCAACAGGTAAAGCCAGGAGTCTCATTCCAGAGTTTCCATCAAATTAAGGAGTCCCACAGTTGAATCAGATACACTACGTATCTAAATACTTGACTCTATCACAAGAGGGCCTTGTTTCTAAAATGGATTGTCCATTAGATCAAGGTCTTCTTATGTGTAATCTAGATTTTGAAGACAACGTATTCTTATACTGTCTATCTTGTGAATACAGGAACTTTTTAGGATTAAAAGCAATAAATGATATGATTGCTCAAGTAGAGCTACTAGAGGATTAATCACAATTTAAGAAGGAAGATAAATGACAACAGTTCCAGATGTAGTTCCTGAACCATCTTTTGAGTCAGAGCCTATGATTGAGCTAGACGCTATGGGCAGAGAAATATTCTGGCAGGATATAGGTAGACCAAATGACTGAAGAAAAAGAACCTTCACAAAATATAGAAGATAACCTTCCAATGGTTAACTATATAATGCTTCATAGAATATATGACCTATTGACTTTGATATCAAATAAGCTAGTTGGTCCAGAAGATACCTCTAAGATGGTTGAGTATCATAATCAAGGGTATTTGCTTGGTCCCGTTCCATCATATAGCCCTCAGCCTGAGGAAGAAGAAAATACCTAAAATACTCTTGACTTAGAGTTATAATCATTTTATAATAATTGTATGCGGGTCGTAGCATCCCAAAATGTTCCCCGTATATTGCATCTTAGGATGTGAACACTACCCAATCGGATCCGCCTCTGATTGGGTTTTGTGTTGATTGGGTGTATAATGGAATATAGATTTATATATTTCAGGAGGACTCATGATCCGCACTAGAAACGTTACATTAAGTGGAACTGCACAGATAGTTACCATTGATGATGCAATCGATACACTAAATACTTTTCAAATTCAAAACACCCACGCTTCCGCAATTGCTTATTTAGGAATCGAAGGAGTAACTACTTCTAATTATGGAGTAAAAATAAACCCAGGACAAAGCTTCTCGTTAGACCTTGAAGCAAATGATCAACTATATGCGATAAGTGATAACGCAGCAACAGTTGCAATTATAATTGTAGATAGGCAATAAAATGTATTTAACACCACTACAACTAGAGGCTGTTAAAAAAGGCACTTATGCCGAAAGACCAGTAGAATCCATATCTGGAACTCTTTACTACACGACAGACTCACAAGAATTATATCTTTATACAACTCAAGGTTGGATATTGCCAGCAACTCCTCCCGCAGTTTCTACAAGTGTAGCTGCAGTTAATTCTGGATCTGCAAGAGCATTTAATAACGGTAGAGCATCAATATCTTTTACACAACCAGCAACAGCTGGAGTAGCTTTAATTTATACTGCAATAGCGACACCCGTTGGCGGAGGAACTACAGTTAATGCAACTTCATCTTCATCCCCAGTCGTAATCACAGGACTTTTATCAAATACATCTTACACCTACACTATTACGGGATCTAATTCTTACGGACAAACAATTAGTACCTCAACTTCAGCAGTTACTGCAACTACAATTCCACAGGCTCCTACAATTGGAACTGTTACTAGGGGAAATACTATAGCCTCTGTGCCTTTCACAACAAATGCTACAGGCGGATCTGCAATTACAGTATACACAGTTACTTCATCTCCTCAAAATATTACAGTATCAGGTGCATCTTCACCATTATCTGTAACAGGTTTAACAAACGGCACAGCATACACTTTTACGGTAACAGCAACAAACGCAAATGGAACATCGGCAGCAAGTGCTGCAAGCAGTCCAGTAACACCCGTCTCAGGAGCAGTAGTTGATTATCTTGTTATTGCTGGCGGTGGCGGTGGAGGTGGCGGATCATCATCTGGCGGAGGTGGCGCTGGTGGATTTAGAACTAGTGCTGGAACAAGTGGTGCAAACTCTTCGGCTGAACCTAATATTGAAATGGGACTTGGATCTCAATATACACTTACAGTTGGTGGAGGTGGTAGTAATACGGTTAACGGTAATCCATCTTCAATTTCTGGTTTTGGATTAACTACAATTACATCTGTTGGTGGTGGAGCGGCATCTACTGGTGTCGGTAATGGAAATGGTGGTTCAGGTGGTGGTGGTGGATCAGGTTCCCCAACGCATTTTGGAACTGGAACAGCTAATCAAGGAATGAATGGTACTGGCGGATCTGCTGTTAACCCAGGAAATGGTTCTGGAGGCGGTGGCGCATCACAAGTTGGAGCACAAGGACCTAGCGGTACAGGACAAACTGCTGGTAAAGGCGGAGATGGATTACAATCTTCAATTACTGGAACAGCAACATATTACGCAGGTGGTGGTGGTGGCGGATCCAATTTACAATTTCAAAGTAATAACCCTGGAGCAGGTGGCTCAGGTGGTGGTGGCAATGGCGCATCAACTTCTAATGCAACAGCTGCAGCACCTAACTTAGGTGGCGGTGGTGGAGGCGGTGGATACTACAGCAACCAGAATAGACTAGGAGGCACTGGAGGATCTGGTGTTATAATACTTAAATATTCAGATTCATACACAATGACTATTGGCGCAGGGTTAACAGGTTCAACCTCTGCTGCATCAGGTGGATACAAAAGAACCACAATCACGGCTGGTACTGGAAATGTGAGTATATCATAATGGCACACTATGCGTTCTTAGACAATAACAATGTAGTAACTGAGGTTATTACAGGTATACACGAAACAGAAACCATTGAAGGATTAGATACTGAAACTTGGTATGGTAACTTCAGAGGTCAAGCATGTAAACGTACTTCCTATAATGGCAACTATCGTAAAAACTATGCAGGTATTGGGTTTACCTATGATGCTACACGTGACGCATTTATTCCGCCAAAGCCTTACGCTTCATGGCTACTTGATATTAACACATGTCTTTGGTATGCACCAACGCAAATGCCTATTCAAGAAGGCAAGATGTTTACATGGGTTGAAGAAGATTTGAGCTGGCAAGAACTCTAGAGACTTAGAGCGAATGAAGAGAATCGAACTCTCACTATCTGCTTGGAAGGCAGAGACACTACCATTATGTAACATTCGCATTAAATAATTATACTATTTAAGGCTAGGCATAGCAATGTTTCACGTGAAACAATTTACCCATAGTGCGAAAATTAAAAGTGAGTCCCGAAAAGTGATTCGGCGAGAAGACAGATATGCCCTTAAGAAGGGCCATGAGGGGTAAATGCGGGGAGAAATCGGGTAGTACCTACCCAGAGTATGGGATTATAGATATTTATTCAATAGGGGCGGAT